ATTATACTTGGTTGATCCAAGTCTAATTTTTCTTTATATTCTATAGTTCCATATTTTTTAAGATTATTTTTTTCGTATGATAGTATTGGTTCTGATTTATAATAAATAATATTTTTACCAAGACTAGACGATAAGATAGTCTGTATATTATCTTTTAAGGAAATATAGATATCTCCTGTTTTATGCGCCGATACTAGAGCATCTACATTATGGTCTATCGGCACAATGAGAATTTTATTGATAGAAAAATTAATATCAAATATTGTATATATCTCTTTTATATATTTCTGATACTGATCTAATAAGTTTTGAGTCGTATTTGGTAAGAATACTACCAAACAATAGTCTTTGTTCTGAAATTTTGTCACAAAATTAATAATCAGATTTTGTATAGTGTATTCCATAGTCGCATCGACAATTGTATAATATTTTTTATGTCTATTATAGATACCAAAATTAAATATACTAGAATTTTTGGATAATAGCTTATCATTAATTATATAATTTAGTTTCATCAAATTAGATATATTACAAGTACCCAAAATAGTTTTATCGGAATTTGTGCTATATATTAGCAGTCCATCTTGACTTATTAATTCACATTTCTTTTTTTCAATTGGAGACAATCCCGTATTGTCTAGTATCGGCCAGTAGATATTATTCTTGATTTTTGAAGTTTTTACAATTCTTGAGATAGGTAGATGCTGAATAAGTAAATCAAATTTAGAATATTTATTTTGCTCTATATTTTCAAACACGGATATTATTTCTTTATCCTTAATAGGATTTGTTCCATCGAATACGGATCTAGCTGTAATATTATGACCAAGTTCCATAAGATTATATAGCAGATTAGTTGATTCTAAACCCGCATTATTAGCTAATCTATACGGTCCTATATATAAAATATTCATGTGTTACTCTTTAAATGTGCATATTGCACAAAGTCTTCTTCAATAAATTGAGTATTAGCTCTTGCTTCTTCGGACCTATTATTATTATCAATCATCGTATTAACATAATCGTATACATTATCTATTGAATAGTTAGATATTTGTGTTGGAGAAGCATATGTGAATCCATAATCAGCACTCTGTAACATACTTAAAAATTTAGATGATGATAATAAATCTGCGTTTTTAAGATAATCATTACACATATTAATAATTTGAATAATATTTTCTTTATTATCTTTTGGTTTTGGTGGTTTTTGTAATTGNCCTAATGGAGANAACCAGTTTGCTCTAAATTCTAATTGATCAAAATAATTTTCCCATAATTTAGTAATATTATCCCAATTATAAAATTTCTCTGTAAGTTGNCTAGTTTCTAATCTTTTTTTGTTTCTAATTGGAAATGGCATGTTCATATATTCTATAATAATCTTAATAAGATCATCATTATCTGGATATACTCTTATAGCTTTAGTTTCTATTTCTTTGAAATAGCTTTTGACATTAATTTTATAAGCATTNAATTTCTCTATAATATCTACCATAGCACTATAATTAACTGTGGCTATNGGTATACCGCAAGCNCCTGCTTCNACTTGAGGCATACCAAATCCTTCGCAAATAGCATATTGAACATATATATCGAATATGTTATATATGTCGCTTAATTGANTATCNGAGACTCCATTCGACACAGATGGAAATTGAGAGCTTTTGTTCAAACATTTATTACAAATTTTTTGAGCACCACTAAAAACAGAAGGCTCTATATTTTGACAATTTTTACATAAATAAGTGAATATAACATTATTTGCTATATTATATTGACTTAATAATTCTGGTATATCCCATCCCATATCTGGATATGTGGTATGTAAATANAGATAGATCTTTTGTTTAGATTGCTCTGATTCAAGTATGGANAATATCTTACGCAACGAATTAAACAGCTCAGGGATTANCTTGCGTTTTTGATTTCTCATTACGGACCCAAAAATAAAAGCATCCTCNGGTATACCAAATTGGCGTCGTAAAGACTTTGTATCTTTTATATTAAAGATATCGAGATTGACCCCTGGACTTGTTGTGCTGATATATTTTATTTTATTGTTTGTTTGTTCTTTTAGAACTTTTGCCCCCCAATCGCTATATGTAAAGATGGCATCTGTAGATAAAAATATATCGATCCATTCTTCTTGTTGTGGTGCTGAATCTACAGTTGGCATCAAAATATGATGAAAATAACTTCGTAATGGGGATATGGATTGATATCCTGTCATCCAAAAATCTCTAACATCAACAACAACATCTGGTTTAAAATCTAATAATACTTTTTCAAATCTCCATCGACCAAACTGATTATCTGTTCTAGACATATACTCTTTATATCTAGGATCACTATCTCTAACAGCATTGGCATAATATATCCAATCTATGTTCTTATCTCTTGGATCATTAACCATACCATAAGAAGCAAACTCTGCAACTATATACTTATTTGTTTTATGCCATCTAGATAAAATTTCATATGCATATTTTCCAAAGCCAGAATTAATAAAACTTGCTTCGGAACACATCAATATCTTTAGTTTAGATTTTTCCATATATAATAGAATAAGGGGGATATTTCACCCCCAATATTCTATATATTTCCTATTTGGTTTCAGAAAGCAACAGTTTCGGACTCTTCCGACTTAATTCTGCTCAACTTGGTAATCTTAGAAAAGTTATTAACTCTAACCTTTAGACTACTATGCTTAACACCATCTTTTTCCCATGTGTCATTTCTTAAGGAGCCTTCAACCATCACCAAGTCGCCCTTCTTCAAGGACTCAGCAATAGTTTCGGCGCCGCTATCCCATGCCTCGCAGTTAATAAAAGATGTGATCCTGTCTTTTTCTCCATTAGCCTTAACATAATCTCTGTTAACAGCAATAGTAAAGTTGACAACGCTTGTTTGCTTTCCATTAGGATTAACAACGCGTAGTTCCGGATCTCGTGCTAAATTACCCTTCAACAAAGTGATATTCATAATCAAACTCCTAAAGTTAAAAACGCCACAACTATACATATTATACCAAGACGGCGTCGATTGTCAAGATCTTGGTATAAAACATTTCTCCACTATAAAAGAATCTTTTTTAGAACTTTTATTACCTAAGAATATTAGTACATTACCATCGAATAGATAGTTACGATATTTTGATAATTGCTCAGGAAATAATATTACTGAGTCTAGTGATGCAAATTGATCCTCTATTGTGACAAAGGCCATTTCAGCCCCAGGATTTTTGCCGTTTTTTGTTTTGACAAAGTTGATGGAACTAATTTCTCCTGCTAAAATAATATTTTTTGATGCGTTGGTAGTCTTGAAAGCTTTACAATCACAATTTGTCATACTAATATCATAAGAATCTATCTTAAAACAAGTTATAGAGGCCCCTAATAAAGCATTTTCTGTATCAGATAGCCATTCTATTTTATCATCTAATGAATATGGCGGATTGTTATATAAATTGATAAGATTTTGTATGCTACTTTTTCGCTTAATATTAATTTTATTTTGTGTCAATAAACCATGTAAAGATTGTGCAATAGACGACTTTTCCAAGTCTAATAGATCTAATTCTCTAGAAGTTAATTCAGATATTATATCGTATTCAAATAACATTTTTGTACGGGTGATATTATGATGATCTAAAGCGCCACATGATATTAATGCTTTAGCTGCTGTGGAATTAATTTTTGTTAAAACTTTAACTAAACATGTATTCCAAGATATATTATTTATATCTAAGTCTTTAATAATAGTTAATAATTTATCATAAACAGAATAACCGACACCCTTAATATCGGTAAGACCAAAATATATTTTATCATCGCTAATAGTAAAATGCTTATTAAGCTTTCTTACATCAGGAACACATACAATCACATCCATTTCTGTTGCATTACGTATTAGTTCTTTTATTTCTTTTTGAGGATCCATTTTATCTTTTGCAAATTTAAGGTATGATGCAAAAAATACTTTAGCAAAATGAGCTTTTGCATAAGCCGAAGAATATGCATTCATAGCATATGACACAGCGTGGCTTTTGTTAAAAGAATATCTTTGACTTTTTTCAATCCAACTAAATATTTCGTCTATTTCTTCGTCGTTGACTATATTCAGTTTTTTAGCACCATCCTTAAACTTTACCCTGATCTTAGCCATTTCTTCTGGCTTCTTTTTGCCAATTGCTTTACGCAGCATATCTGCCTCTTGTAGATCAAAACCAGCCACCGCTTGCGCGATTTGCATGGCCTGTTCTTGATATATCATCTCTCCATAGGTTGATTTTAATGATGGCTCAAGGGATGGGTGAAAATAGTCTAAGCTTTCTTGACCATTCTTTTTGTCTATATAATGATGACTAATACTTTTACCATCTCTATAAGCTTCCAAAGATCCTGGCCTCATAATACTAATTAGGGCAGATAGTTGTTCTATATTCTCTGGTTTTAATTTTTTAGCCATACTAGAACCTAACCTTGATTCTAGTTGAAATACACCCTTGGTATTACCATCTCCGATCATAGACCATGTTTTTGAACAATCAAGATTAAGATCGCTCAACTTACCTGTAAATTCTATTTTTGGAATTCCTTCTGAGGTATATTCCAAAACCTTGAACTTACATCCACAATCAAAAGTAAAATATTGAGTCATTTCAATTTTTTGCAAGAGCAAAGGCGTTTCTGAATTTTACCTTATTCGATAAATTTCTATGTAATTTCATAAACCTTATCAAAATATCAGCTGTTGCCCTAACATCATTTAGAGCATCATGAGAGCCACTATTTCCTAATCCTAAATATTCTCTAACATTATCAAGTGTATAGTTTTTAAGCTCATTATTACCTTCAAACCAATAAAAAATAACGTTCATTAAGTCAATAACATCTCGTGGATAAAATAGAGATGTTCGTCCCTCCTTATTGACATTATTATATTTTANNCTTAATCTATCTATAATTCTTAGATCGAATCTATTAATATTATAGCCAGCAGCAATAGGAGCTGTAAAGCAAGATTTTTTATCAGATCTTATATGATATTTTTCCAAATATGATACAAACATTTTCCATCCACTGTCTTGTTTCTGGAAAGATCTCCAGTCTTCTAAGATTTTTGTTTTATCACATCCTCTAACTTTGGCATGAAAATCCAGAACATCCGAATCATCATATATATATTCTGGATTATCTTGTATTGCTTGGGGCTTTAGGTTGATATTAAATTCTGAATCTTTGATTATTTCTAATTTATAAGGATCAATAATAACAGCAGCGATTTGAACGGGGCTACAAATATCGGGATTAGCCCCGTCCGTTTCTAAATCGAATACACAAATTTTTTGTAAATTAGCCATTAGTCTCCACAACTGTGTTTCCTGGGAAAAAAGTCCTTTGATTACTATCTTCTAGAACGTGACANTTCACGGTTCTGCAACAACTGACACGAACCTCGGCGATTTTGACATAGTTAATATTATTAACCTTGAATATTTCGCCAGCAGCAACTTGATCTAAAGTTTTTGTTAGCATTTATAGTTCTCCGTGTTTTAAATATTCTGATACTGACATAATTTTATCCAAATATGCGATACCCAATATGTCAAATTTTATTAGACCCAAACTCTCTAGATCGTTCATCTCCATGCCAGCGATAAGCTGATCATTTCTGTTATCATAGACCATCGGGCATAAAGACGCAAGGTCTTGAGTACCTATTATTACACCAGCAGCATGTTTGCTTTGATTAGATTTTGTTCCCTCCAATCTTATTGCCTGTTCAAATCTTTTAGATAGAGGCCCAGATAAAGTCCCGTCCTCTTCAGATATATAGCACCATTCTTTTAGTTTATCCGTATTATTTTCTAGAGCCCATCTGATAATAGATGCTTCTCCAGTATCTTCTTTCATTTCTTGAAGCTCGTCCGCTATCTTAGCTTCGTCAGGAATAAACTTAGTAATAGTATTCATCTCTTCGAAACTAATATTACCATATACTCGCAATACGTCTTTTAGTGCCCCTCTACCTTTCATAGTATTAAAAGTAATCATTTGAGATACTTTACTGTGTCCATATTTATTTTTTATGTATTCTAATACTTGTTCGCGTTTATCGATTGGAATATCTATATCAATATCTGGCATAGAGATTCTATCTTTAGTATTTCTACCAGCATTATAAAATCTTTCGAATAATAAATCATATTTCATGGGATCAATATCTGTGATACCAACAAGGTAAGAAACCAGACACCCAGCCCCACTTCCTCTGCCCGGTCCAGGTAGCCAGTTATTATGTCTAACATGGTTGACTATATCTTGCACAATTAAAAAATAACTAGATAAACNAGCNCCTTGTAATATATCTAACTCATATTTTATTCTATCTACATAAACTTGATGATCATCCTTTGGAATATTTGGAATGATTTTATTTTTCCATCCAACTCTACACAATTCCCTTAAAAATTCATCAGGATCATAGTTTTCTGGACAATCAAAATTAGGCAATTTTGGAGCAGATAAGATGTCGAACTCTTCTATTAAGCTATCGACAAAAATTGTATTTTCTATTTCCTGTGGACTATGTAGGTTCGTCATCTCTTCTGGAGATAGGATATAATATTTATCACTTTTAAAGAAGCACTCCATAGGAATACTTTGATTATTAATTAATTTAGTATTAATATCAGATAGTGTTGTTTTTAAATTATTGCAAAGAAGAATCCTTTGGTCTATAGCGTCGTCTTGTTCGCAATAATGAGCATCGGGAGTAGATACTGCCTTAATTTTACTTAATTCGGATAGTCGCCTAATCGTTTCTGTTAAATAGACTTGTTCTTTTAGATAGTCTTTATCGAATAATTGTGTTTCCAAATAAAAATTATTATCACCGAATATAGTTTTCATATTGTCTATAAAAGAAAGACCATTAGAAATACTATTATCCTGATCTTTTAAGATAATATCCGATAGGGTNGATCCCAAATGACCACAAACACCTATTATGTTACCATCTAGTAATTCTGATAATTTTTTGATACTTAGTCTTGGCTTATGGTAAAAATAATCTGGCCTATTTGATTCCGAGACTATTTTGATGAGTGTTTTCCAGCCTTTTAAATTTTTAGCAAGTACGAGAAAATGCGACAAGGAAGCATTCTCTTTTGTTTGTATTGATGGATCATCTTCACAAATATATAATTCGCATCCAAGAATAGGTTTAATATTCTTAGATCTCATTTTCTGATAAAACTGTACCGATCCAGCAATATTACCATGATCTGTTAAGGCGCATGATTTTATGCCCAGTTTGGCACATCTGGTGGCAATTTGCTCTGGTCTATTTAAGCCATCCAATAATGAAAAATGAGAATGACAATGTAGTACTGAATAAGTCATACGGTTCCGGGTGCTTTGTAGGATCCAAAAGAATGATTCGGGTGCTTGTACATACTCATTGTAGCATCGATCCCGTAAAGTTCAAGGTCGTGCTTCACTTGTTCACATTTTGTCATGATCGAATCTTTTTGACATATTTGTCCATCCCTATACTCTTTCAATGGCTCAATATTNGTATTAGCAAATGTNGTCTTACCNAAATGACATAATTTATTACACATCCAACTTTTATTNAATCGTGGTCGTTTAGTTTGTTTAATGATTTCAAATTTTTGACGTAACATATTTTCAGTATCGGCAAGATCGCTATCATGAAAAACCATAGAAAAAGGACCACCATCATTAATAAAATATATGGAAAAAATAACATTCTCTATATGAGGATACAGTTTTTTAATAGCATAATGATAGATTTTGAGTTGAGGATCTTTTTCTAATTTTTCTTGTGTTTTTTCTTGTCCTGTTGCCCAATCTAGTCTTCGTCCAGTATTATGTGTTGGAATATAATTTTCTGTACACAGATAAGTATTGTCTGGACTGTCTACGGAAATGCATTGAGTTTTTTGTATAATCGATTCTTCTATTTTAGAAACTCGTCTAACCCTAGATCTTCCAGATCCCCAATTTACATCCACAAGTTCTTTTTTCCTGCTCAATAGAAAAGGATTAATGTCAATTGGACGAAACGAAATAGGATATATGATTACGTTTTTTTTGTAATTTGTATCTCTTTTAATACACGCTTGATTCGGTCTTTGCCCAAGGGTTAAAAGTAGGTCTTTAACATCGTCGGATAGTTTTTTATTACAAGAAGTAAACACAGTTTGTTTTCTAATTGGATTTACATTTCCGTCTGTATCCATCAAACCCCTTAGTAAGTCTAGCCTTTGTTGAAAAGATGCTCTCAAATAAATTTTTGGTATATGTTTATTATTCAATAGATTTAAAGATTTTAGTATTTTTGTCACATTTAGGATCGATACTGTCTTATTTTTTGATCTTTTATCATTTTGAATTTTTCCTAGCTCATAACCTCTTGCTTGTATTTCTTCAAAAATTTCAGTATCATTGCCACTAATCTCGCAGCCTCTATTTCTTCCGTCTCCTAACCAGACTCCTAATAGATAAGGATCTATTGGTAGGGATTGTTCATTACATTTTAATGGTTTTGTCACATTAATAGTATCGCCAATAACTAGATCCTGTATAGATACCGTTTCACCATTAGATAATTTCCATAAATGCTCATCGTCACAAATTACCGATGTTTTGTCATCAAAAGTTACTCTGAAACATTTTTTTGTTTTGACTTTTGATTTTCCAACAACGCGACATATATTACCGTATTGATCAAAGACATTACATCCCACATTTATATCTGCAATTGTTGTCCATCCGTCAAGAGTAGGTAATTTTGTATCTAATGGCAATCCTTTCCAATCTATGACCTCAATAGTATTATCATTAGCCAAAGTTATAAGATCTATAGTGCCTTTTAAGCCCAAATATCCATCTAGTTTTTGATTATTAATATTATACTCGTATTTAGCCCATGGTTTTTCTATTACCAAATCAAAGTGTTGTTCTGGTCTAAGAATGGTGCGATTTCTAGGATCAAACATACCGCCATTAAATTCTATAGCCTTGTAAACCCAATTATAGCAGTCCTTATAATCTTTTAGAGTCCAAGTATGATGACTATTAGCGGTACTATAATGCTTGTATACTTTTTCTATTATGGTATTAAGACTATAGTCATTTATATCTATAAGACCTAAGAATTCGTCATCATTTATATGAGATAATTTATCTTGCTGACCTTGTTTGATCATGGCAAGAATTTCTAAAACTTTATGGACTATTGTTCCTTTATCCGCCTTTTGTCCACTTGGGCCCCTCCATCCTAGTACATATTCAAAAAAATATTGTTGTTCGCACATAGAATGGGCATTATAAGACGAACTACGGAAATAAGTTATAATCATGATATCCTATTATTGTGGTAGTACATTAAAATGTAACATAAGTTTTTTAAGTTTATCATATTGCTCTCTAACTGTCATATGTTCATTATTAATGATAGCATTAAAATTATTCCAATCATATCTGCAAGCATCCAATATTGATTCGCTAATATGTTCTGATTTGTGTGGATTTCTATTTAGTCGAAATACTATTCCTCCATTATTTTTTATAGCTTCTATTTCATTAGGAAATCTACAATCAGAAACTATAACAACTTGAAGTTTACTCTTTTTAATTTTATTGATAAGAGCATTTACCCAAATATTATTATTTAATTTTCTAAATAAGTCCGTGCCTATTAATTGCATTAAATCTCGTGCTGTTAGTTGCTTATCTTCCCAATAGGCATCAACTAGTTCATTCTTATTATGATCTTCGCCATAACACTGAGCATATGATAATCCAAACATGTTCATGCATATGTCTTCTTTCAATGGGTCTGCAAAGTTATATATTTCAACATCAGAATATCCATTAGATAATAATAATCCTTTTAAAAATTCTGAACAAATAGTTTTGCCAGACTGTTTACGTCCAGAAAATGCTATAATTTTGGTATTCATTAGTACTTATCTCGTATTTGTGGTGAAATAATTTCTTTTACTTCTGAGACGGTCATCTCGGCAACATCAGGATGATCAATATCTATTTTATAGACATTATATGTTTTCGAACATTTATCATAAATTTTTTCTGATGCTTTTTTGCCAGCTTCATCATTATCCATTAACATATATATACTCATAGCCCCGGATATATCCAATAATAGTTTTTGTTTGTCTTGTAGCACAGATCCGAATAGGGCTACGCTATTATGTATTCCTGCCTCTTCAAGTCTCCATACATTGCCGGGACTTTCTACAAGAATTATACTTTTACTTTGTTGTATATAGTCTTTCGCATACCATAAATTATATAGATATTCTTGAGTCTTAAATCCCTTATTATGCTTCCATTTAGAGTATTGCCATAAATAGTCATCTTTTGGACATAATGCGTCTAAACTATGATAGCCCTTACATTTTTCGCAGGAGTCGAACAGACTTCTTCCAGAACATCCTACCATATGTGAGTGAGAATCGTCATAAACAGGAACAACTGCCCTTTGGAACATTTCTTTTTCACGACTGGTGCATTCTCCAACATCATATTTGATTAATATATCTCTTGAAAATCCTCTATCCAAAAAGTATTGTGATGGAATATCTAGATTTTTAATAATAGTGGCTCTTGACACCTTTGGTGATTCATCTTTTAGTCTTATATCAGACTGTATATGATTGATAACATTAACAAAATTATTTTTTTCAACCTCTTTTTTATTGACTTTAATATTATCAGGATTTTTCTTACTAAACTTTATTGCATATTCAACAGCATCATTAAAAGATACTGTCGAATCTCCTGGTCCTGTCCATCCATTTTGTTTAGACAAACAGCCTCTAATAAAACCAATGATAGATCCTTTGAATGTTTCTTCGCATTGATGAGTACGACACTTCCAGTTTCCCCTGTATGAGTCCCCTTTATAATATAAGTTACACGCAGAGTTGTTATCTCCTCCGTGTATAGGACATCTCATGGCAATCATACGATCAAATATTTTATAGTCTGTGATATTTAGACTATCTAATAGATTATCTATATCTTCGCATAAATAATCGGACAATACTTTTAGTTGTTGCTGATTATATGAACGGGATTTCTTGATCGTCATCATTGTTCTCGTCATTAACAATAAATCCTTTATCTGTGTTAGTATTATTATTTACTAATTCCAATCTAGTCTTACCTTCTTCAATTTTTGCGCACCAGCCCTTCATATGACAATTAATATAATCATTATCATCTAAACCACCACCATGTCTACTAATAATAGGAACAAGTTTTCTATTACCATTATTTGGGCCATCTTCTGCAATTTCTTCATCGCTTTTTCTTTTGAAGATTGTAAAATTACTACATAGCCATATAATTCTATCTGATCCGCTAGCAGTATCTGTTGTTTCTTTTGTTATTCCATCTCTATTTAATTGAATAAATCCAAGAATCGGAACTTTATATCTGACAGCAAAATTATGCAAACTAGTCATCATAAAGCCTAGAACTTGGTATTCTTTAAGATCTTGACTAATTCCTTGACTATCCATAAGTTTTAGATAATCGTAAACTATAACACAATCTTTTGCTGTGCCGTCTGGATGCAATCCAACCTCCTTTACTAACCATCGTCTCATTATAGCCAATTGCTCTTCAAATGGTTTACCAGCTATTGATTTATAGTAAAGTTTAGCGTTTTTTAATTCTTGTTGAGCACCAACTAATCTGGTATTCTTATCCGGTGATTCAAAAGCTTTCCCAGTTTCTATATCATTAATTTCTATTTCTGTCATCATAGCCAATAATCTATTTAAATGATCATCAGTACTCATTTCTGTATCCATATTCAATACAGGAATTTTTACATTCTTAGCTATGTGTAACCCTATATTATCTGCCAGAAGCGTTTTACCGGTTTTTGGTCTTGCTGCTATGATACTAACGGATCCTTTTCGTAAACCACCCCCTATAGCGTTATCATAAACGTGAAACCCTGTCGATATACCGACTTGATCGATTGGATTTTCTTTAATATTATTGATATAATCATCGACTATATTAGCAACACAAACAGGATTATTATCTGTATCATTTAATAGAGTTGAAAAGTTAAATATACTATCTTCTGCTAGTCCTATAATAGATGATATTGGCTCATTGCCACTAATATCTAGTAATTTTTCTTTAGCATTTTCCAGTTGTTCCCTTAAAAGTCTAGCGATTTGTAGTTTGCGTATTTTTGCAGCAAACTTTCTCACGTTTTCAAGATTAACAGGAAAATCAATAATAGCTTTTAAATGTTGTGTCTCATTCTTTTGAGATAGAATATGACTAAAATTTAATGATTGGGAAGTTGATAATATCGATGCTATATCTATAGATGGACTATGATCTTTCTCACAGATTTCTTTTATAACCTGAAAAATCATAGCATTACTATCAACAGTAAATGTCGATGGCTGTACAATATCGGCAATATCTAAATATGCATTTTCACCATATTTACATATACCAGACAATACCGCTCTCTCTGCGGCAGGATCACAAAGTATCATTTCATCTCACCCAGCGTTTGTCGAACAGTTATTACATTTATAGCGCGAAGGACTGTCATGCACAAGAGCTGGATTTATATTCTCTGTTTTTCCACAAACTCTGCACTTCACAGATATTGGTTCGTATTCTCTTGTTCGTGCAACCGGCGGATGTTTTGCTAATTTTTCATCTATTAGCTTATCATCTTTATGCATATTGAATTCCATCATTTTTTCAAATTTATTAACAGAGGACACTTGCGATGTCCTTTTATTCTTCGTTTTAATTTTACTATTGAAAGAAGGCTCTTCTGTTGAAGCTTCCGTCTCTTTTTTACTTTTTGATTTTGCTTTAGTTGGTTTTTGTTCTTGTTTTTCTTCGTTAGGCAGCATAGCTTGTAATAAAGAAATTAGATTTTTTATCTGATCAGGATTATTTAATAAGTCTTTAGGATCCATGTTTAGTTTTACTCTTTTGAATAGATAACATAATATCAGATAGATTTTTTATACTATTGGCTAAGTATTGTAATCTATCACTACGTTGTTTTGCGTATTTTCTAATACTATTAAGTCCTGTGGCTTTTTCGTTATGTTTTATAGCTTGTATAGATTTCTCTATATATCCATATCCTTTATAGTTATTTATTTCGTCAGCAATCACTTCTTTGATACTTTCTTCTGCCCAATTATATCTAGCAAGTTCTCTATTTAAACTACGCTGTAAATAAAAAGCAAATTGAGATAGTCTATAAGATATTTGAGCACAATCTTCAGGATTAAGCTTCTCTATTTCATCTCTACTCATTGATGTATAGGTATTGATCTCTTGTGAAGATATTACGGATGCAGAATATTCCGATAATCCAATAGATGTTTCATACTCATCTAATATCTTATCCCAATATTGTAATTCTTCTTTTGATGTTTTATTGTTCATGATTTATTCTATTTATCCATTGCTCTTGATTTTCATTATAAGGCAATTCTATATAACGAATATTATTATTGTCGCACCATTCCTTTTTTTCTCTATCTTTTTTTTGAGCTTTCAAAAAACTCATTATATTTCCGTGATAGAATGGTATAAATTTATAGTGTTGTTCACCATGAACTTCGATACATAATTTTGATAACGGTATATAAAAATCCAAATATAAGGTTTCATTTCTTTTTAAGGGTATTGATACTTCTTCAAGAATTTGTAGTGTAGGAAATAAGTCTATCAATAGACCCCTGGCAAGTAGATGATACGACGACTTATGTGCTATTCTACCTTTGGCGATGTGTCCAGTCAAGTGCCAAGATACTATATCGCCATCTAAATTCACAACATCCATCACTTTGTGATACCTAATATACTTTTAATAGAACTTTCAACTTCTTTAGCAATATCCGGATTTTCCATTAGAAATAGTCGTACTTTTTCTGCTCCCTGAAATTTATGGTTTTCTTTGGCTGTTTTAACTGTATACCATGCCCCGCCTTTATTTATAACTCCGACGTCTGAGGCCAAATTAACAAGCTCCGTGAGTTTATCTATGCCTTCGTTATATCGGATAAAGCTTTTTGCTACTCCACCTGGAGGCCCAAGAGCAGAACAAATAACTTGCCACTCAACCTCTTGACCTATCTGTGTATCATCTGCTCCTAAAGACCATGGTTTAGAACTTTTTGCTCGTAATTTAATATCGGTTTGATAGGCGATACCTTGTCCGCTTTTCTCCTTAAATTCCGCTCCATATCCTGTTGGGTTGCCCATTAAATGAGTAATACCAATTACGATATTTTTATTAACAGGAATAACGTTAGAAACTTTTCTACAGAATTTAGCTAATAGTTTTGCTCCGTCTGCTCTTTGCATTTTATCCATATCGCTAGTAATTTCTGCTTCTGTACATAATGCAGAATAGGAATCTATGATAACTATCGACCCGGGAATCTCATTGATGATTCTCTCAGCTATTTGTAAATATTCTTCAGCGTGTAAAATTTTTCCTTGTTGAGATCCTATGATATGAAATCGAGTTAAGTCCAATCCTTTGATACCTAATAGATCTCTTTGTTTTAATCTACCTTCGATGTTTAGATAGTACACTTCTCTAGGACTCTTTAGATCTCCTTGATATTCTGGTTTTTGTGCTGTGGTAGCAAAATCCAACGAAGATAACGTTTTTCCACATTTTGGTTGTCCAGTAAATATTACGAAACTACCTTCCGGTATACCGCCACCTAGAACTATATCTAGGGCTGGACTAATTGGGATAGTCAGTATCTTTTTTTCTACTAGCGAGTTACCGGATAGTATAATATCATCTCCAAAATTTTTTATTATATCTTCTTTAAGACTCATTGTCTATGTCCTCTAAAATTGAAAGTATATTTTTGGTTTTACTAATGTTTGTTTTGTGTTTTTTATTCAAAGATCTATCTATAGTTTTGGAAAAATCTTTATTCTGTGAATCTATAAGTTTCTCGTAGTGTTCTATTATAGGAATAAGAAAAGGCGCTCGCAACGAATATGTATTTGCTGTTTTATCATCTTGTAAAGCCTTGACTATAGCCAAAGGATTATACTTTTTTACCAATTTGTTTGCTGTTGCTATTTGATTTCTATAGTATGCAGACCATTCCTTGTTAACCCAAAATCTATAATGTAAATCCTTTTTGTCAAATTTTGCTTTTTTTTCACAGATTAGTTCTACGATATATTGAGCGGCAGACACTTCTTTNTTATTAGAATAACGAGATATGAATTTCATTTACTAAATGGTCTAAATATGTGCTCTGTGGAACTTTTTTGAGATGCAAATTTGATTCTATCATGATCATTCATCATAGAAGCTTCCTTGGTCATAATAGCGACACTATTTGTTCTTTTAACAGCTGTTTGGTTTATCATAAGGTCTTTAGCTGTTGGAGGTTGTTTAATTAAATTTTCTGATTCTATAATACTTTGAATATTATCGACAGACAGGTTGATCTCCGATGATATCTGTTCAGCATTCAATCCTTGACTAAATAAATATTTAATAGCATAGATACTACTTTTTGATAATTTACTCATTATAATCTTTCCCTTTCTGCTCTATTGAGCCAAGCGTTGTTGCCTGTTGATAAAAATTTTAAGTAATATGAGAATACAAGACTATTAACAGAAATAAACTTGTCTGTTGGTCTAACAACATTATCCAAAAAACTATAGCTTTTTTCAGTATCAAACTTTGATAGAGGATTGAATAACTGATTATTATTAGATACTTTAATATGATAAGACATATGATTATTTTTTTCTATAATCTTGGCAAGCGTTTTGGTATTTTCTTCATGCGTTCTACCATTTCCTTCATTATCCACGAATTCTGCATGATTAGCATGACAATAAAAATATTTATTGGATTGAGAATTATTAGACGTATGAGCACTGGGACTAAATATAAAATTCTTATCCATCTTTATTTTCCTTAGATTGAGCGTTATTGGCAGCAAGACCCATACAATTTTCTATATAGTCAAAAAATAATTTCAAATAATCATCATGACTATTGCCAGAAGGCACAGGAATATAGTAATTATTATTACATATAGCTTTTGATTGTGGCAATGATGACTTCGGATCATGTTCCAAAATATTTGCTGTTATACTAATAAATATCTCGTGTTTTGCATCAGTTTGTTTCTTAATTTCATACATGTCTTTGAAGATATAGTCATAATCAGATAGATCGATATTATGATCTTTATTGAGTTGTTCTACCTGACTCTTAATGAANGTCTCATTTTCAGGCGACCATTCTGGTAAAATACTTTTAATATTATCTTGTTCCATATACTATTATGTCCATTTAGGTTTAATTCCTTTCGGTATTCTGCTCATTCCTTTTGGTAATGGTTTAACCGATTGATCTTTATAGGCATTGTGCTTATTATATAGCTCTTGCTTTTGATCATTGCTCATCTTATCTCTATTTCTATTTGCTAGATCGCCAACAGTTTTTAATTCGCTATCATGTTTTATAACTGATCCTTGTATGGAACCTATATCATCATGATAGCTTCTTGCAGTATCTTTAGCGTAGCAAAAAAGACAAACTGGTGTCGGATTATAGTCTTTGATATAAAAAAATAGCTCAAATTTTTTATTGCACTGATTACAACAATAAGTATACGTTGGCATTATTTCAAATCTCTTTGAGCATCTTTTAACCAGGATATGTTTTTTGTCTTTAAAAAAGTTATGTATTTTTGAAATACTTGCGGCGTAACCTCTCTAAATATCCATTCTGTTTTACATACTAAATTGATAAAAGATAAAGAATTTTTTTCTTCTATGGGAGATAGAATCTTTTTCGGATTAAATATCTTAGAGTTGGGATCTAGTTTGATATAATAACGACCATATGATTTATTACTGTCTTCAAAATGTTTTGGTCTTTTAGTAAAGACAACTTTTGCTACAGCATCGTTCATATGCTCATCATATAGTCTTGGATATCCATCCTGATCTACATAATCTTCGGATCCAGACAAACAATAAAATTTATCATTACTATTATCTAGTTGTTTTGTATTAAAAATAGCCATCTATATATTTTATCCATTCTTTTTGATCTGAGCTACTACCATATATAGTATGTAACTCCTTCGCTAAAGGCAAGTATCTTGGCTCATAAAATGGTTTTTTGGGGATATTTAGTAATTTCATGTTTGCTTGTTCNGGAGTTTTATTAGATTTTTTTCTATTGCATTTGACACAAGCGGTTGTTATATTTAGCCAATTTGTAGCATCTTTTTTATCTGGATAGAATTGGCTTTTTGGAATAACATGATCATAAGTCAATTCATTATGATTAAATCTTAAACCACAATATTGACAAGTATGATTATCTCTAATAAATAGATTTTGTCTAGAAAACTTTAGTGATCTATTGTAGATATTAAAAAATCTTACGGTTTTAGCAACCAATGGTACTTTAAATTGTTTATTATTAGTACCCTGAATAAATTTATCTTTATAATATTCGAGTATTTCTATTTTAAATGTTGGACTATTTTCATATTTAATAGACCATACAATAGCTTTTTGCCAACTAATAATTCTTAAAGGTGAATAGTCAGCATTCAATAATAAGCACTTACTATTTTCTGCCTTGTTCATAATTGTCTAATTTTGCTAAAATTTTTGCTATTATAGGATTACGAATAATATCATTATCGGTTAGTGTAGAAATACCTATACCGTCTACATCTGATAGATTTTTTATCATTTCATAAAAACCACCCTGTAAATGTCTAGCAAGATCTGATTGCGAAACATCTCCAGTTAATACCATTTTACTGTTTTGACCAATTCTTGTCAATAGCATTTTTAATTGTTCATAGGAAGCATTTTGGCATTCGTCTGCTACTATGAAACAATCATGAAAATTTCTTCCTCTCATAAATCCTAAAGGCACAATTTCTATCTTATTATTTAATTTAAGGGTTGCGTTCAATGCTGGACCAATAAAATAATTTATCTCATCTTCTATAGGTAATAGATAAGGAAATAATTTTTCTTCATATTTACCTGGAAGATAACCTATTTTTTCTCCTGCTTCAACAACAGGTCTTGTTATAATGATTTTTTTAATTTTATCTTCTAATAAATGCTCCAANGCCAAACCAACAGCACAGTGAGTTTTACCACTACCAGCACTGCCTTGACAAAANGTAATAGTGTTTTCTATAATAGATCGTATATATTCTTTTTGATTTTCTGTTCTTGGTTTTAATCTATTCCTAGATGATAGTCTTGTNTTATCTTGATTAAGGGGCGAATTTGTNAGATCAATAATTTTTTCTTTTCTAGTGCTACCATTTTTTTTCTTTCTCAAGTTATGCCCTTTATAATAAGTTATATTAATAATGACATATTAATATACACCATATATTATATTACAAACGACTTAAGATTAGGCGCTTTCCATCCTTCTGGTTTTAATACTTTGCCATCTTCTCTCTTTTTTACTTTTCCTGTAATAGGATCTACTTTAGCAAAATTAGTTTTCATTACTTCGTCCCATGCTCCTTGAGCATTACTACCAGTGCTATTTATAGCTCCTGCTGTAACCACAATAATATCTATTAAAGCATCTAATATTTCTACTCTATCTGTGTTGTTTATGGCCTCTTTAAGCTCCGAAACTTCTTCTTGTATAAGGGTGTAATACATATCAAATTGAGATTGATTCCACTCGCATACTGTTTGATCACAGGCTACCATAAACTTGGTTTGGTCTTCAAACACATTACCCATATTTAATATCCTTTATATTAAGATTCACAGTTTGTACAAGCTAAAATATTACGCGCTAGTTCTTGTGCTGGATTAGCACTTCGTTGATAATAAAAAGTTTTGATTCCTAATTTCCATCCTTCTATAAGAAGATCGCTTACTTGTTTTGGTGGTATGTCTGGCCCAATCATTAGATTTAAAGATTGAGATTGATCTATATATTTTTGTCTTTGAGATGCTTGAATAATAATCTCTTTCTGACTAATTTCACCAAATGTTTTAAATACTTCTTTTTCATTATCTGATAAGAATTTTAGATGTTGAACAGA